AATCGAGTGTGAAGTAGACGCAAAAGAAAGCGTACACTAAAGGAAATTATATGCCTTGGATTGAAAACGTGGCTGCAAGTGATATTCCAATTGGATTCCATCACGAAGCAGGCCCTAATAGTATGTTGATTAGTATCACTGATCCTGCCAGCTGGCGCCCTGAATCTAAGCACCAATTTAAAGAGCGTCATAACTTTGAGTTCTTAGATGTAGAAGAAAAGGATGAAGTACTAGATGAAGAAATGAAGTGCAGTCACGAGCAGGCCGCAGAGCTTGTTCGCTTGTTACAACACGCATTAGACAATCGTATGAATGTGGTAGTTCATTGCTTTGCTGGTATTTGTCGTTCGGGTGCGGTTTGTGAGGTCGGAGTCATGATGGGCTTTGACGACACAGAACGTTTCCGCAGTCCTAACTTGTTGGTCAAGCATCGCATGATGAAGGCCTTGGGCTGGACTTACGATGAAAACGAAAAGCCTAACATTGACGACTGGCGTACCTTTAGGAGTGTTGATTAATGTCCAAGTGCTATCAATTAATCGGAGTTCCCTGCGCCGGCAAAAGTACATGGATTAAAAATCAAATATGGACTTTGGGTTTGACCATAGTGTCAACTGATGCATTTGTAGAGGACTATGCAAGAGCGCAGGGTAAGACTTATTCAGAAGTGTTTAAAGAGTATATGCCTCAAGCAGTTGATCTAATGGCTAAGCAAGTAGTCCGAGCTCGTGAATTGGGACATACTATAATTTGGGATCAAACTAGTACTACTATCGCTAGCCGTGCCCGTAAGTTCAATATGCTTCCGGACTACTATCACATTGCTGTGGTATTTCCAACACCTGCAATTGATGTACTAAAAGAACGGTTGGCTAGTCGTCCGGGCAAGGAAGTTCCGTGGGAAGTTGTACAGGGGATGATTGACAAATTTGAAATGCCCACAGAAGAAGAAGGTTTCACGGAAATTTGGCACACTTAGAACTGTGTTGTATTTTTACAACATCAATTTGACTATAGCACCTTTTGGTGCTATAATACATTTATGAACAAGAAAAACTACAAAGTAATCAGCAAGAACTCACTGCCATTGTATGCCTGCGAAACATTGAACGAAGCAATGACATTTGCCAAAACAGTTGGCATGTTTGTAACAATCAAAGGTCCGGACTTTGAAGTCTGTGGCATATTTGGCGTAGATGCAGTTAAAGATGGTAAGTGCCCAGATGGGGTTGCCTACGATTGGAACAAGGCATCACGCATTGGACGAGTTAAAAAGGAGCGACCATGAAATATAAATTAATTGAACAGCACTATGATATGCCGCCAAATAGTATTTGGTTTGATGCAGGCCCTGCCGTTCCATCGCTATGGGAGGGTGACTCAAGAGTAGTTACTGCTATTGACGGCGACGGATCAGAAACAGCTATGCGAATTGTACCTGTTAACAAATTGGAGAAGATTGATGCCTAGTGTATTTTTAGTCAGCGACACGCACTTTGGTCACACAGGTGTTTGCCGCTTCACACGTAACGATGGTGTTACAAAACTTCGCCCATGGGACTCTCCTGAGGAAATGGACGAAGCAATGGTTAAGGCGTGGAACGAACGGGTAAAGCCCACTGACAAGGTCTACCATTTAGGCGATGTTGTCATCAATCGTAAAGCGTTAAGTATTATGTCTAGATTAAACGGCGACAAAGTGCTAATTCGTGGTAACCACGATATCTTTAGAGACGACGAGTATCGTATGTACTTTAGAGAGCTTAGAGCTTATCACGTTATGAACGGTATGATCCTTAGCCATATTCCGTTACACTCAGATTCAATGGGTCGTTTTGGTGTTAACATTCACGGACACTTACACGCAAACCGCGTGAAAAAGGCTCGTGGAGTAGATGCTAGAACAGGGGAAATCCTTTACAGCACTGAAAACGATGTTCGTTATCATTGCGTTTGCGTGGAACAAACACCTGATTTTGCGCCTATATTGTTTGAAGACGTTATTGCACGTATTGAAGCAGAAGGCGGATCAGTAGGTTTTAAGAACGGCAACGGACCTACTATGTAATATAGTAGCAGTTAAATAGGGCCCTAAGGCCCTATTTTTTTGACTAAAATATCTATTTTTGAATCTTCTATTTTTACTAAATACACTAATAGTATAATGGAGATAGCACATGTCGCTACGAATAAGAAGAGGATCGGATACATCAAGACAATCAACTGCTTTTGATACAGGTGAATTAGTATGGACAACAGATACTAATAAACTGTTTGTTGGCGGTGTTGTAGGCAATAGCAATCTAGGTGGAATTAATATTCTAGCATCGTCTGCTGGAACTGGATTAACATGGGATGCTACATCACAGACTATCCAATTTGGCGGTCTAGGTGCATATTCTACAGACAATTTGCCGGAAGGTGTTAGCCCAAGTAAACTGTATTTTACCACAGCACGAGCAAAAGATGCCGCTGCCGCTATGCTTACTGCAACAGGAACAGCTCCTGTTTCCGGAACTGTTACAGCAACTAATACAAACGGTACTGTAACATTAGGGGCATCTATAACTACGGGTTCTATTAATCAAGGCGAAAAGTTTGTATTATCGGGTGCGGGATTACCGGCAAGAGGACTTACTGCATCTATATACTATGTAATCAGCGCCTCAGGAACTAGCGTAGTTTTAGCAAGCACATTAGCAAATGCGCTAGCCAGTATTGCAATTACTTCAATTACAAGTACAGGATCTGTTTCAAGTGTTAATTATAATGCTGGTCAGATCAACGGTATTGCGTTTACATATGATTCTACAAATAAGGTGATGTCTGCATCTATTTCAATTCAAGGCGACACTACACCAACACTAGGCGGCAACTTAGTATTGAATGGTAATAATATTACTGGTACTGGTAATATCACTACTAGTGGTACATTTTATGCAACTTCAGGACTAGGTGGCAATTTAGTTTTAAACGGAAACAGTATTACAGGAACAGGGAATATTTCAACCACTGGCGGTATTACTCTATCACCAACTGACTCGCTTGTTTCTTTTAATATATTAGGAACTACAACTACAACTGATACTACTGCTAACATTGCGCTTAAATCTAGTAGAGCAAGTACTACGGCAGTAGTCAACGGGGACTTACTAGGTCAATACGTTATTTCTGGATATAACGGAACTTCTTATATAAAATCGTTAGTTTTAAACAGTACTATATCTGGAACTATACAAGGTAACGGAGCATTTAATTCAGATGCTGGACTTTATGTATCAGTTTCAGACGGAACTTATAGAGTGTTTACATTTAAATCAACCGGTGCATTTGGAACTGTAGCCGTTGGATTTACTCCAATCAATACAACAGGTCGAAATTCTCAAACTCCAACTGATGGCAATCTTATCTATAACACAGATGTTGGTGCATTACAATTATATGTAGGGTCATCATTTCAAACTATGCCAAACATAGTCAGTGCACCTTCAACTGCAACGTCAACTGGTAAAGTAGGACAAATTGCTTTTGATAATTCATACTTTTATGTTTGTACAGCTTCTAATGTTTGGAAACGAGCAACTATAAGTAGTTGGTAATCAAATATCTTCTAACTAGGTTATAGCATCAATAAATATTTTATTGATACGGGGATCTAATGAGCGAAGAAGAAATCTTTAAAATGAAGAAAATTTGGCGAGGGAATGAAATTCCAGTAGCTGATTATCTTATGAGTTATCAAAAATCTCTACGAGACGAATTCTTAGCAGGAACCAATTCAGTTAAAGAAGCTTGCGAAAAGTATGCAACTGATGCTTTAGATCTTAGAGTATTTGGATTATCATTTGAAGAGTCTACTAAGTTAGAAGGGATAAAAAGTAAAAATCCAACCACAGGTGAATATGAATTTAATATAGGTGGTTGGAAAAATGTTCAATTTAAATTCTCAAGGCATGACGATTTGATAGATTATGATTTGATAAGAAATGATAATGATCGTGTAGCAAGGAGATATCCAACAGCACATAAACTAGTTAAGAGCTACGGTGATTATTGTCCAATGGCCAGTTACAGTATTTTAGCACCACAAACTATTCTTCATAGACACACAGGTCCTGAGAACAGATCTGGAAAATATATTCGAATACATATTCCATTAATCATACCAGATGGTGATTTATTTTTAGAAGCAAGTGGCGAAGAAGTAACTTGGGATAATATCTGGGGATTTAATAATCAGCATTGTCATAGTGCATATAACTACTCAGACGAATGGCGTGTAATATTCATGATTGATTTAGATATGGAACATATTGGTATGCAATACATGCCTCCTTATGATCCAGAAATTGATTTAGGTAGCACAGCACATTATTATGATAGAGAAAAGTATAACCAATTTAGAAAACAATTTGGAGAAAAGTTTTGAAATATATTCCTAGCGAAAATGCATTAACTGCTAGAGAACAACACTACAATGACTCATCTAAGTTATTGAATCATCTCTCATCTCAACGTAAATTCCAACTAGATCATTTTTTAAAAAATAATCCCAAGGCTTTTGAAATTGAACAAAAATATGGAAAATATTTATTAGTGCCATTAGCTGTACCTCTATTTGAAATACCTGATAAAGATCATTTTATGACTTGGTGGGAAGCCCATGCTATCCGTCCAACTAAACAAAAGGGTGATTACGTTGCATCTGATCTTGGTATTTCTCCTTTTGAATCAGTTGACCTATTACAAGAAATTGGAGACGATTGGAATTTAAATTTACAAACAGAAAGTTTTAAAAAAGAATTTCCAAAACTATGGCAACAATTTAATGATTCGTTCCCATGCGATAAACTGTATTCAATTAACTTATGGTCTAGTGTACAACCGTTCACCGAACATAGGGACAGCGCAGAGATGGTTGATTTTCCGGCTTCCTTTAGAGTCAAGCTATACGATGAAAATCCAGAAGAAACGCTGTTTGTGTTTGACAATCCTTCTAACCCTTATACCTGTGAAGAGCCTACATTCTTACCAAGACTACCGTCTACAAATACATATGTGTGGAATAATTTAAGGACTATGCACGGAAGCGTGTATGATCAAAAATATAAAAAAATCCTTGCTGTAGTAGCAGGTCAAGTCAATCTTGATAGATACGATGAACTACTAAGTCGTAGTACAGCTATATATAAAGACAACTGCTTAATAAGTAAACATTCATTAGAAAATTATGTCAATATTTGATTGGTTTAAAAAAGAAGAAAACATCTTTCATAGATATCTAGACATTCCAGTTTCGCCTGGAGTTGATCTGTTTGCTAAAACAGACTACGATCCAATGTACTATCGACACATTAAATTAGAAAACACTGATATCAATCCCGAGTTAGTTAAATGGTTTGATCAATTTGATATTGCCTTCTACTGGTTTGAAGCATTTTATACTCCGCCATATGGCGGCAAGATTCCAATCCATACAGATACCGCAGAAGTATGTGACGTAGTTAAAGTTAATTGGACCTACGGTGCACCAGGCAGTAAACTAATATGGTGGGAACCTAAGAATAAAAAGAATATAAAATCTTTTCAAACTGAATTTGGAGCGCAATACTTAACGGCAGAAGAAAAAGATTGCAAACATGTATATGAAGCTGAGATTAATAAACCTAGTTTAGTTAACATAGGAAGATTTCACAGCACATGGAATCCTACTGAAGAAGGCCGATGGACGTTAAGTCTACCATTAATTGATAAACACTCCTTAGATCGAATAGTATGGAAAGATGCTAAAGAAAGATTTTCAATATATTAATGAAAGCATTGATTGGATTAGGTGATAGTTGGACACAAGGCGAAGGCGGATATCCTGAAGAACTCTGGCAGGCTAATAAAGGGCGCATGTGGCTTAAACTAGAAGAATCAAAACACTTAATTCCAATTGAACAAGAAAACAGTTGGGTTAATCGTCTTGCTAACAAGATAGAGTATACTCCTATTAATCTTGGGCAACGTGCTATTGGCAATCGAGGTGCTGTTCGATCGTTATACTTACAAGATTTTAGTCAATACACTACAGGAACTATAGTGTTATTACTTTCCGGATTTGATCGTTTTGATTTCTTTAACAACAACTGGGCAACTGATCATTACAAGTTTACTACACTATGGCCGCATATGAAAAACAAAGAAATTAATACATTATACGGACTACTGTACAACGAGGAAAGTTCGGCCATAGAAACTGCCTGTTGCATTTTAGAAGCACAAACATTTGCAAAAGCAAATAATTTTAATTTTATTTTTGCAAATGCTTTTGAAATAAGGGGCAAGACGTATTTTGATAAAATGTGTCCAACAGTTTCCGCTAAAATAAACTGGCAAAACTATGCACATACATTCACCGACTACCGATGCTTTGCAGAACTCCTTGTAAGGAAAGACGGAATTTATCCAGAAGAAAAAATAATGCACGGATCAATTAATGAATTTGTAAATTTTTATACTAATTTACCATATCCTGCTAAGTACATGACTAATGATATTCATCCCACTATTACAGGATACGAATTAATATCAGAAGAAATTAAAACAATCTTTAATCTTTAAAATGAACTCACTTAGTTTAATATGGTTTTATGGCAAGCATATGATTGCTCTTTATTTGACTGCATTGGTAGGATTAACTTTTTTTTGGGATAGCAGTTACCTTGCTTACACACTTATAGGCTATGTACTATTTGGTATGGTAGGTGTTGAAATGGGATTGCATAGATATTACGCTCATAAAAGTTTTACTGTTAATAAAATAATGAATAGAATTATCTACATATGCAGTATCTATGCCGCAAGCGGCGACCCAATATACTATGCAGGTTTACATAGAACACATCATGCCAAAGCTGATACAGACCAAGATCCGCATAGACCCCACGAGCAGCCTTTTCTAAGTTGGTTTCATTGTAATGATAGATCTGGATCCGAAATCAACTGGAAGGTTGTTAGCGACCTAACCGACAAAGAAGATTTATTATTTTTAGCACACCACTGGTTTAAGATTTACTGGGGGTCTATAGTTGTTGCATTTTTAATAAATCCTAAATTTGCTTTATTCTTTTTTGTATTACCTGGTATAATTGTACTAGCCCTTTCAGGATTACTAAACACAGTTAACCATCTATATGGATATAGAAATTTTGATACTAAGGATACAAGTACAAACAATACATTGATAAGTATATTTACATTTGGTGGTGGACTACATAATAACCATCATGCACGACCTAGCAGATACACTAACAAAGTTAAACCTTGGGAATTTGATATAGCCGGATGGTGCATAAAAAGAGTTGCTACTACTATTAAGGAATAACATGTTTTTAATTTATATTGTAGTTTTACATATTTTATCAGTTATAGGATTAATTGTATTTTGGGATCCGGTATTCTTAATATTATCTATAATAGGTAATTGTTTCTTTCATTTGATTGGAGCTGAAATATTTTATCATAGATATCTTAGCCATAAATCATTTACTTGTTCAACTTTTACAAAATACTTTATGACAACATTAAGCCTGTTCTCGGGACAAGGAGGACCACTGTCATGGAGTGTACATCATAGACACCATCATAAATATTCCGATACTGATTTAGACCCACATACACCAAAAGATGATCCTATTGGTATGTGGTTTCTGCCAACCAATAGGAGAGGGAATAAACTAGATATTGAAATATCTAGAGATTTGATAGATCAAAAATGGCTTCAATTCTTACAAGACTACTACTGGTATATACACATAGCCTTACTTACTCTAGTTGCATTTATAGATTTAAAAATATTTTTATATCTTTTAATTATTCCAAATATGTTAGCCATACATCAACAAGGTGCTATCAATGTATTAGGACATGGATATGGCTATAGAAATTTTGACACACCAGATAACTCTACAAATAGCCGCTGGCTTTCATTTATAACTTTTGGAGATTGTTTACAAAATAATCATCACGCACTTCCATGGAGTTATACTTGTGCTGTAAAACCGGGAGAGTTTGATATATCTGCATGGGTTATTAAACACTTCCTTGCTAAAGATGTAGTGGAGACAAAATGATTTGGGCCGCCTATATCATAGCATTACATATAATATCAATTATAGGTTTAATTGTCTATTGGGATCCTCTACTCCTACCGTTAGTTTTGATTGGAAATATTTTATGGTTTGGAATTGGAGATGGGATATTTTATCATAGATATTTAACACATAAGAACTTTACTTGCTCAACTCCAACATATTATTTCATGGTTGTGTGTAGTATAATTGCCGGACAAGGTGGTCATTTAGGTTGGGCTGTACAACATAGACATCATCATGCTTTATCTGATACTGATCAAGATCCCCACACACCAAAAGAAGAACCAATAGGCATGTGGTTCTTTCCGCATAATAGAAGAGGTAATATATTAGATATTGAAGTAGCCAGAGATTTAATTGATCAAAAAGAATTAAGGTTTCTTCAAGAGTATTATTGGTATTTGCATTTTGCACTAGTGGGACTGGTGTGCATTGTTAGTTTACCAATAGCAATATATTTTATATTTGTACCGTTAATGATTCAAGTTCATCAGTTAGGACTAATAAATGTTTTAGGGCATTCATATGGGTACAAAACTTTTGATTTACCTGACAATTCAAAGAATAGTAAATTAACAGGTTTACTTACATATGGCGAAAGTCTACAAAACAATCATCATGCACAACCAAGGAATTATAACTACGCAATCAGTCCAGGAGAGATAGATATATCTGCCTGGATTATAAAACACTTCCTTGCTAAGACTATCGACGATAGTAGTAAAAACTAAACCCGCCCCATTTACCTCTAAATAAGCTAAACAGATCTACGCCTAGTCCAAAAACACTAGGCGTTACATTAAGTAACTTATATTCTTTAAAATATTCTTTTACTTGAGTATGTGTAAAACTTAGTTCAAAAGGTATACAAGTTTGATCTAGCTCAAATGTTCGAGTAATGTATTTAGGACAAAAACTACGTTGCATCCATTTACCGTACTTGTTATATAATCCTATCATTAAAAATTTACCTACAAACGATTTTGCTTTATCTACAGCAAGATTAAAGTTAGGCATGTGATGCAATGATCCATTACATAGGACAAGGTCATATGTTTGTGTAGACTCAAATTCAAAAAAGTTTTGTTGTACCCATGTAACATTTTTAATTCCAATAGTTTGAGATATAGCAACTCCATGTTGAATCGTATCGCTAAAATCTATAGCGACTATCTTTATATTAGGGAAATGGTGTGCTATAATATTTGTAATATATCCGCTACCGCATCCTATATCTAATATTGTTTCGATTTTGTTCTGCTCAATAAAATCTAGATAACGTTCGTATATTAAGTAGTCTTCAACATTTGTAATATCTTCAATAGAATATAACCCTGGAAAAGTTACAGTATCATAAAATTGTTTTATTTCTAATTCTTTTGGAGTCATAACAAGTCCTTAAATTTAAACGGAGGTTTGATGAATCCTGAGTTCTTTTCAAATTTCATAATTTGCTTTATAGCCTTTCTATGTTGTCTAGCATATTCTTCTTGTAAGAATGGTTCATAAAAACTATCAAGTAGATTATCATAAGTGTGTTCTATACGATAAATCTTTCTGTTTTCAGTCTGTCCTACACGTCGATGTAGGGTAATGCTGTTATCAAAAGTCATGAAGTCGCCTTCTTGTGTATACCAATGGTCATAAACATATTTGTCTGTAAATAACTCTTTGCTAATAGCATTGAAAATCTTATGGCTCTCTTTGACACTAGCATCTTTAATTGAAAACAATGTTGGTGGTGCAAAATGTAATCCTTTGATTCCGCCAGGACTTTGTATTACCATTGGTAATTCTATATCATTCTCTGGACACATTTTAAAACGAAGAACTGCTTCTTCGCTAGGTTTAAATGGAGGATATACATCGGCATTTGTATATCGATGCAATACTCGCATGTCATCTAATTCACTACGGAAGCTATTACTTACATTTTCGTAATAGTCAGCAGTATTAACAAAACCTGTTGCAGTTCCAACTACATTCTCTGCGGCCAACAAACTAACAGCAGGCTCAAAAACATAATTTCCACTTGAGTGCATATGCCAGTCTAATTCTTGTCCGCCGTATAAACCGTACTCGCCTTTACTATCTTTTGTTGAGCTAAAAAAGTTTACGCTTTTTCCGTTAGTAGTAGTAATACTAGCTTGATATAAAATATCAAGTATGTCTTTGTCTTCTTGTTCTATGAAAGGAAGGTCAGCAAGAACAGACGATTGAAATGTATTCCAATCTAATTTATATTTTTCTTGCAGGGCATATTTTAGTCCCCAGAACTCAGAACCCCATTGATGTATAAGTTCAGAGAATTTATCTACTGTACAGTTACTCCCACGCACAATAGTAACAAGATTCTGTAAATGTAATTTACCTACTTCTTGCCATTCATCAGAAGTTATATTATTCAAATCTAAATCGTCAATAATAATTCCGTAATTACCGACAGGAAATTTTGTTACTCTCATAATCCAATATATCCTGATCTTAAAAAATTAGCCTTAGTATAAGTCTCCATTTGAGTTACCATATAGTCGACCATCTCTTGTTCGGGCTTATCTTTAAAATGGCTAATAACTGGATTTGTATAAAATACAAAGCCCAACCCTCTACGCTGATTAATAAATTTTCTATTATGATGTATAAACCTGTCACACTCTTTCTCTAATGATTTTTTGGAGATAAGTGGAAATTCGTTTAGTAACCATTTCATCAAATAAGGTGAGATTCTATCAAAGTCAAAATATAAAGTTAACATAAATGCACTAGCAAATGGAGCAGTAGTTCCATTAAACGTTAACGAAGTATTTGATACATCACTACTTGGATCATAATATTCTGCAAATCTTCTATTTGTTCGATTAATAAATTCACTGAGCCCTGGGCCAGCTAACTTGGCATCTTGTAATAATTCTCTATAAATCTTTTTAACAAAGTCGCCGTAGCCTATTTTGTATTTTTTCTGTATTTCTTTGATAGTACGATAAAACAAACCAGTAGTCCAGAATCCACGTTGTATTGCAAACGCAGTCCACATCTCTTTATAATCTTCTTTGTTATAACTAAACGTTTCAACAACAACTTCGCTTTTACGCAATGTACTATTGTTTGCCTGCATATTATTGAATTTGTTTACTGTTTTCATACCCATACGTTTTCTAAACGATAAATCGTAACTAGGAGTCTCCGGTAACAAATGCCAATTGTATAAACATATGTCCATTTCGTGGCTAGCATATACATTCATTTCATGATACCACTTATCTGGAGTAATACCCGGCAGTCCGGATATACATTCTGCATACGAACTGAATCCGTAATATTCTTTTAGATGATTGGCTAATTCAATATGTTTTTCAAATGATATATCTGTTCTTTGTATATTATCTAGTACATCTTGATGTATGCTTTGAATACTTGCTTTATAGCTAAGATCCCATGTTAAATTATTTTGTGCATCTACGTCTAGAATCTTTTTCAATACATCAGTGTGCTTATCAGATTTTACAAATCCACCAAAGTACACATGGAAGAATAATTCGTTTTTCTTCTTACGTTCTGCCATGTACTCAATTACTGCTATATCTCTATCTTTTAAGATTCCAAAGTTTGCATCACATAAGAATACAAATCTTGAATTACATTCTTCTAACACATCAATATCTTTCTTAACATTGACTATTGACTTTTTAATAACTTTAGAACCAATGCCCCCACCCCAATCACAGAATGCACAGCTATATGGGCAACCTCTAGTAGTTTCTAATTTTCCATTTACTACATTATTAATTGTAAAATTGGGAGTTGAAGTCAATGCTCTAATTTCATCTGCAACTTCAAGCATAACTCCTCTTTGCATATTGTAAGGGCTGTAGTCCCAAAAGAATTCTATCTTAGGTGAAGACTTTTTACTCTTTAAGATTGTTTTTTTATTTTTACTTGGATAAACAACTTCGCGAACTACATTCCAATCTACGGTATTATCGTCTTGAAGATTATCAAGTATATCTGCTACTGTAAGTTCTCCGTATTCGCCACCATCTAAACTAGCGTCAAGAAACGGATATTGCTCAAACCAATCAGATTGATGTTTAAAATATTGCTGAGGACCACCGCTAATGACTAGACACTCGGGGAACGTTTCTTTAACCCATTTGGCAACTTCCAGACCTTGTACATCATTCCATATGTACATACTAATACCAAATATATCAGGTTTGATTTCTAGCAAGTATTGTTTTAGTTTATTGAGATCAAATTCATAATTAATCCGTGGGTGTATCCACTCGTATTCATCTACACGGGTGCCCTTGATTTCATAATAACTTTTACAACTAGCCCAGAGTAACGGCAAATAAACTCCGGCAGTTGAATCCGGAATATAAAGAACAATCTTCTTTTTCATGCATACCTTTTAACGGTAAATGTACGGAGATCTCTTTGACAAATTTTTAATTTTTTTTCTATATCGAATCTTAATATAAAATGATCTAAACCAACTTAACATTTTTTAACCCCTCAATAATTCTATCAGCTATTGTATAGTGAGCTGATTGTTTAAAATGAAATCTAGGAAGAACTGCATTGCGTCCAACAATAGTCATAAACGTATCGTTTGGCATCAACTGATGTTTTAAATAATCTTTAAATAGGTTAACGCCCATAGATTCTAAATATTGAGGATCTCGATCATTTTTAACAGGGGTATTTGTTTTTTGAGTTGCTGAATTTATTTGATCCCAGTTGACCCAATCAGTCACAGTTGTATCAGCAGATAATACAAAACAACTAACACCTTTACTTTTTAATTTTTCTACAGCCCAGTTGACATAAACAAAATCGTCTAATGATAACATCGTTTCAGGAAGCAGTTCAAAAAATACTTCTTTAAGAATATTATTCTGTGTACGAGTTAACCTAGAATCATCACCCATACCAATAACAACACTTCCTGCTACATCGTATGAATCTTGTTCTTTAAATCTTACTAACATTCTGTTATGTGTAGTAAACTGTATACAAGCCGCTGTGTCTGTGTATTGGTCATCTTTAAAATAATTAACCAGTCTGCCAATAACTTCTTTATTACTTTGTCCCGGCCAACTTAAATTAACTGTTTCAATTCCTAATTTTTTTCCAATAATAGCTGGGTATGCACGTTCATAATTATAAGCTCGTAACTCCGACTCTGCTATAGTTATGGCGTTCATTACAATCCTAGCTTCCTTAAAAGTCATAGATGTGTAATTTGGAACATTGGCTTCTTCCCAAAGTTCGTTACCTGCCGTAGTACTGCATCCTGTGAAAACTATTTTTTTTATCATACAACTATTTATGTGTAAATATCTGGCGGAGATAAAAATGTCAACTTGTATAACATTGTACACTAGCGGTAGTACTAAAGAACCAAAATTAATACATCATAGATCGATTGAAAGATATGTCCAAAATTCTATAAAAGAAATTGGACTAACACCTGCTGATCGAGTGTTAAATGTATATCCAGCAAATGTAATTGCAAATTTTACGGTAACGGCGATCCCTGCAATTACAGTGGGCGCACATTTGTTCTCAATGAATTTTGAGCCGTTTTCTTACATTAAAATATTTAAAGAATTCCAACCAACTTATATTAGTTTAATCCCAAGACATTATGAAATACTCAGCAAGACCAAAGGCTGGGAGAATTTAGATATGAAGTGTGTGCGTTATATGGTTACTGGTAGCAGTAGCATAACGCAAGAAATGATAGATGCGTTTAGACTGAGAGGTGTTCAAACAGTTGCTAATTGGTACGGAATGACCGAAATGCCTCCACCTGTGTTTGTAGGATATAATACAGCTGAATTTGACTTTACTGCAAGAGACGGATATACTGTAGACTTTACAGATGAAGGTGAATGTGTTATTAACGGTTGGCCCACTGGCGATATATTTGATTTAACAACTAAAACATTTTTAAAAAGGAAAGTTGCCTCAGATGGTAATACCTGGAAAACCTAATCTTGAAATTCGTCTGTTAACAGAAGATGATCATAGAGATTTAGATAAATTTTGTCTAGCTTGTAAATCGTTAGGTTTAGAAAACAATAAAGATTTACAAGCAATCAAATTAGACAAAATGAAAATGCCTTATGGACAGTACTTTATAGGCTATGATACTGATCGAGAATGTATTTGGAATTTAGCCGGAGTCCATCATTTACCAGAACTCGCCCCTAATGTTTGGCGTGTGTTATTTCGAGGTGCTCAACTTCCAGGATATGCGTTAGGTACAGGCAAGGACTTTTTAAGAATTAGTTATCATTGGCGATACTTTCTTCCATTGCAAATACAATATATACAAGCTGGCTACCCGGACGCCGAGTTTGTTGTTACTACTAATGTTAAAAATAGTTCAGCAGGTAAAAGTGATCGTTTAGACAAAAAAGTAATGCCCCCGCTTTTAAACAAGGGCATTGTTTCTTTACATAGTACTGTTGAGCTTTTTAATACTCAACAAAATGTATGGCTAATTAACGTAGGTAATTTTACTCAAGCTCTAGCTCAATATCAACTGTCTCAGCAGACTTAGTATCTAAATTTATAATAGTTAATACCGAACTTAACTTATTATCATTGTTTAACTCAAAGCGGTATGGTACTAACAAAATAGTATTGTCGCTGTCGTTAATAGGTCCATACGTAACGTTATTAGTAGGCAGTGCAAAATCTTCAACTAATGTATCGCCTAGTACTTTGAATACGCTTGATGGAGCATCAGACATACCGGGATTCTGAATACTTGGGAACAAGTAAACTTCCTTGTTTAACACAAATGGTTTAGCACCTAAGTGGAAATTAGTTTTAATAGTTTCAACTGTCTTGTTAATCAAATCAAACTTAACAAGTTCGTTTCCTTTATTCCAACAAGTATGTGTATAAAAAATATTGTCTGATTCAACACCGTATTTGAATCCCATCATGCCTGTATTAGTTTCGGTATCTGATGGTGCATATTCAAATGCTTCAACTATCTTTCCGTCATAGACCCAGAAGTGCATTTTATCAGTAGTAGTTCCCATTGATAACGGAACCCCAACTGCTTTCCCGTCATGGGAGAAAGCATTGTAAAATGTACTAGCAATAGGTGCATCAATAAATTTATGCTCGTTCGTTGTTAAGTTTAATACTAACAATTTAGTTGTTTTATTACCATATGGGAAAAATACAACTTCATTTAGTTCAGGAACGTATGTACACCAGATACTAGCAGTATCGTTTGGAACATCGTGTGCTACAAAAGTTTTTGTTTCTGTATCAAATACAATAGCTACTCCGCTGTTTAATGGAGGGTAAACAATTTTCCTACCAACTACAATAGGTCGCCCAAAGTTAAAATGTCCGCAGAATGTTTTTGGTGTTTCTGTACCGTGGATGCTTACTGCCTTTTCTTCAATCATAGTTACTTTATTTGTAGCTAGATCTACAGCGGCAATACGAACTACGCTATCAACGTGTTTCTTTTGTGTACGCATTACATAAGCAATGTTATCTATTACGACTACGCAACGGTAGCGATCACCTACTTCACTAAGAGTATTAAAATCAATAAATGAAGTTTGTTTAGTTACCGTGTTTACACGTAGTAAACCGGCTTTAGCAGCCGCATCTTTATTAAAATCTCTAGTAACTTCACCTTCTACACGGACTTTGCCTGTAGTGATAACGCTTAGATACTCATTATTACCAATGTAATATGGATCATCTAACACTTGCGAAAAAAACGTATTCGACATAGGAGCTTTCCCTTAAATTCTATATTTTGTATTTATTCTATATTACCATGCATACCTGCAACTTCTGGTATGTAATCTATGTCTATTCTTGATAACAAGTGTACTCTTTCCGTAGCACCCCCGTTAAATGTACCGTGCGGCACTATAGGGTTGATAATATACATTTTTCCTAATTCCATAGGATAAACTCTTTCATCATTCTCCCCAAACGTAAATACTGCATCTGGATTCGTGTATAATGGAATGTGTAGCTTCTTTAAATCACTATCAACATGATTAGTTACTCGTAATCCCGGAGGGTGTCTTGATACTAACATCTGACGTAAAGCACGTTCTGACAGTGTGTCTAATAGCTTTTTTAATATTCCAAAAACATAGCGTGTTTGTGGATGTGCTGTTTCTGCAAATTCCATTTGCCCAATATCTTTTATTTCGGGATAAACATCTGGATTAGCTTGGAATCTGCTAGGGCAAGGAATATCACGCTCAACTGGCCAGCTAATAGACCAGGCATCCACATTACCTATATAATTTCCAACCTTTTGTTCTTTTTGAAATCGTTCATATACTTCCGGACGAAGATATTCTTTAGAATTAAAATTAAAACAGAAGTGTTCTAGATCTGTCTTTAACTTATAATAATACTCACTTAGCTGTACAGGGTCAACAGTTAAATCAAGTTCAATAACATCCCATTCATTACTAGTTAGGAATTCTGTTGTTAAGTCTAAAGTATTAGAATTTTTTAAATGTCTCATAGTTGTTTAACTGCTAACACAGTGTCAATCATGTCTGCCGGTACTTTAAAAAAAAGGTGCGCCCTATTAGTGTTACCTAAATTATTTGTGCCATGCAGTATACTAGTATTTACAAGATATGCTTTTCCTGGCTCAAACACAAATTGCTCATCTTCAAATATAAAATAACTGCTATCATTACCTGTAATAGGAATATGTATTTTAATCCATTTTGGTGTATCAGTGTGTAGATTTATTACAGTGCCCGGGGGATGTACTGCAATGCTATGTTGTCTCGAATAAGGAAATGCTTGTTTAATTTTTTCTGCAAACCCAAACATGAGAGCAGTGTCTCTGTATTCTTGTGTACCATCTTTATGTACATGATAGGGCGGGCATGGAACTGTTAGATCTTTTAAATTACTTTGGATGCCCCATCCGTAGACTCCGTCGATCTTATGCTTGTTAGCATCGGCTGCATTGTCCATGGAACTGTTCCATTGTAAGTGTATCCAAGAACTACTAAGATAGTTAAAATAATCAGTTAGTTCCTGCAGGGAAAATTCTAAATCTAATTGTTTTATTTTCCAGTCCATACTTCTCTCAACAATTTTAAAACATGTGGGTTACCATTTTCAGTATTATTGATAAATGATTCTACTGCTACGCTTCTAGATTTTCCCTTAGTGCAATAAATGTTTACAATACTATCATCTGATATTTGGTTAATGAATTCAACTAATTCAACTGCTTGTGCCTGTGTCATTGCTCTAGCATTGTAATGTGCTTGTATGTCGTCACCCCATTTAACCGTATCTTCTACACAATCGTCAAATTCTAATCTAATAACATTGGAGTGATTTCTAAAGAAATATCTACCGGCATGCAGACCACCTGTAGGATCAATGCAGATAAAATATTCAGCAACTGTTGAAACATTTGTATCATCAATGTTTCTTGTTTTCATAGCAGTTACAAATGCCGTTTTTGAATACACATTGGTTTTCATAATTTTAAATCAATAATGTCTTGCGTCCATACTTTACCATATAAGTGGATCCTATCGGTAGTTCCTTTATTTTCTAAACTGTGAACAAGTGTAGTATTAACTAGATAAGCCCAGCCTGGCTCCATGTGTACTTCTTCTCCATTAATGATCCACTTACTTTCATCGTTAGTGTATATAGGAATATGTACACGAATTTTATCTGGAGAATCTTGATGATCTATTAATTTAGTACCCGGGGTGTGTATTGTCACTAGCCATTTTTTACTGCGAATAGGCATTGCTTGTACTAGCTCTAATCCGTAACCTGTAAAACATTTACGTGGATTCAGTAAGTTGTTGTCCTTATCTTTGTATTCAGATTTAGCTTGCCCCTGCTCAAATGGTTTAGGTCCAGGTTCATCGCTGTTCCAGCATAGGGTATAGTATGCAGTATCCTCCATTAGACGGTGACCTGTTTTGCCTTCAGGATCGCCAATATCCTCGATCCACACATGTCTAGTATCACCGTAGATAAACTTCCAATCACTGTAGTCTCTTTCTAAGTCATAGTACCAGTTGCGTAGTTTATCTATATCAACTTGGAACCAAGGTTTAATCTTCCATCCCAAATCTACTTGCGGATAGGTCTGTATATAACGTTTGAATCCTGGAATCCCGATTCCGTCCATTAGATTGCTATCCTAGTGTTTACTAATTTTAAGACTGTTTCAATTGTTGGATCAGAAATAATGTGTGATCTAGTTTTTCCTTCATTAACAGTTGAATGCCATACAGACGCATTAATTAGATATACTTTGCCTGTTTCTAATATGTAAGATCTTTCTAGTTTATCACCATATAAGAATTTAGAATTAGGATGTGTTATGATAGGTATATGTACTCGTAAGCATCTATAATTTCCATCAACATGTCCAAGTATGCCGGCTCCGTCGTAATGTTGTGTAATTCTACACTGTCTAAATACATCCGATCCTAGTGTTTCGATTAATAGTTTAAAATACATTTTATTGTATTTTTCTTGTATTTTAAAAGGCAATCCCTGAGACAACTCTGGATAAAATTCTTCCTTGGCAGCGAACGGCGGGGGTATAGGCAAGTCTGTTTCAGCAGGCCAATCTAATCCCCAACTGGATATTGGGCCGTACAATCTATTGCTATGACCATAAAGAGAGTGTACGCTTGGGGGGACATATTGATCTTTAATGTAAGGGTTGTTAAAAAAACTAAATTCTAAATTAATATAAGTTGTAGTGACATAATTGTACCATTCTAATAGCTCATCGCTATTCACAGTTATAGGTAATTCAATTATGTCCCAATCTAATCCGCTCAAAAAGTCTTCTGTGATCTCTGCAGGATTGTAATCTACGATATATCTTTTCATCGTGTACTTATCAGAGTAAATAAACATATGAAATTAATCAGGGAAAATAAGCAAAAACAACGAACTGTATATTTCTGTGGAGATCGATATCGTAAAGTTTGGGGTAATATTTCACCCGAGTGGATCTATCGACATGTAAAGTTATTAGATCGTGTAGTACCAAATTTTGTAATATCCTATGGAAATGATTATATTGAATATAACGTTATTGAAGGTACTACTGCTAATGTGTTTGAACATACTGATGAATTTATTAAAAAAATATATCAATTTTGTTTAGACAATATACGATCAACTAAACCGTGGGTACATGGGGATTGGTCTTTAAGTAATATTATTATACAACCAGATGGCAATATGGTTATGATTGATTGGGATAATTTAGGAATGTATCGAGAAGAAGATTATATGAACAAATTACACAATGATTTAACTAACGCTTTTGGAAAAGCATTTCAGCAACATGTTCGGCAGTCTTTGGTCCCCAGTGACTATGATCATCGCCAAGATCTAAAAATTTACTAAGATGGCAGTCAACTCCATTTTCTGTCCCAGGGTGGTGGCTAAAGTCAACAAAAGGTACATTAGCTAATTGCCAAAAAATTTTTACTGCCCGATGATGATAAAAATTATGATGAAAACTATTATTATTTAAAGCCCAAGATAATTTATCCGGATCTGACCAAGCTCCGCAGTTTTCTAAAATGCCGTCATTAAAAAATGGAAATCGATCCGGATTTGGCCACATCATAAATACACCCTTAGGTCGTATCCCATCTTCAATCATTTCAATAGTATTAAAATATTGTAATTCAACACTACCTCCACTCACACCAAGATTAATGACCGGTGCTTGAAGTTTTGAAGATAATCTTGCAGAAATTGTATTATCATTATCGGGTATTCCAACACCGAAACAAGCACTACAACCTTGAATAATATACGAGTCAGTCCAACTAATAGAATCAAATTCGGCGGTTCGGTATCCCATACTATTAACTTGATATCCTGGTAACGAATTATTAATTTTAATCATGAGATATTTATAGTGTAAATACTCTATATTTAAAATTATTATGACACCTCAAGCATTTAGTTATCCAACCGTAGGTATAGATGGAATTGTCTATGTGCCGCCGTACGGATTAAAACAATCGTTGGATTATATGCTAGCCATTGATCCTAAAACTTATGCTGTAATTAAAATTCCATTAGTCGTCAATAACAGTACAGAAAAATGGACACATGGTATTGTAATAGGCAATAAGATTTATTGGTTGCCCTACGGCGAAGATAAAGTATTAGTATATGATACTACTATTAACCAAGTAAGTTACATTACTATCGAGTGGCCTAATAATACAGCTAGTATCAAAGGAAAATATGTACAAGGGCATGTTTACAATAATAAAATATTTGCAATACCGTACGGAGAGGATCAACCTTTAGATTATGCACTAGTAGTGGACTTAGAAACAGATACTGCTATATTAAAACCTATATACACAACTATTGAAAATGACTGTAAAAAATGGCATCAGAGTGTTTTGCGAGATAATAAAATATATGCAGTTCCTAGAGGTGCATATTCAGCATTTAATTTTGCTATAGAATACAACTGCGACGATTATAGTGTTAAGATGGAAAACCTTAACAAGCACTACAAAGAACATTCTGATACAACTATGAAGTTTACTACTATAGCCCTTGTGGATGATATTATCTACGCACCACCGTATGGCTATCACGATGATTTTGATTATATGCTAGTAAACAAGAATAATGAATGGACTTGTGAACGAACAGGTATAGTGGGTACTACTCGAAAATATTTTACCCATGTTAAAACTAAAAATAACAAATTATATTTTCCACCAGCGGGACATCATTCAAATTGGAGCAAGTTTTTAATTATCAGTAAAGGCAAGACATCTACAATTGATTTAGATCTTACTAAGGAAACTAAGAAGTATTTCGCCGGAGTAGAAAATAGTCAAGGTAAAGTTTATTATATACCACGCGGTGGATGTGTATGCGATCCGGATGCTGATTTAAAACTCACAGGAGATTTGGCTGAAATACTAGTAGTTGACAGCAAAGACGATAGGTATTATACTATAGATATAAGTGAATGTTTCATGGACAATACTACTATTGAAAAATACAATGCCTGCTGTATTGTCAATGATGTTATATTTGCTATGCCTTACGGTGAAAGCGAGTCTTTCCAAACCGTCTTAGTGTTTGATACTATAACAGAGACTATCATTAAAACATTGGATCTAAATGAGTTATAAATCTTTTGAAGACTATTATAGAGAAGCTGAGATTAAACATCTTGTGTTATTCAAACACAACAATTACTTAATCAGTCCGCCATTTTGTACAGACAAGTGCAAAGACTACAGTCGTGTCCTAATTTATAAGGACGGAGAATGGGTATGGTTTGATGTAGATACACCGCCTGCTACTAGCAAATATAATTCTATGATTAGCATAGGTGACAGTGCGTTCTTTGCACCGTATGGAATATGGGACGAGTTTAATACTGTATTAGAACTCAACACTAGTGGCCCTGGTAAAGCAACATATCATACACTTAATAGTACCGCCAAGGGGCAATTTTATAATATGGCCAGTGACGGCACTACTGCATTTTCAGCGCCTCTTGGCTACGAAGAAGTTAGCTTTGGTTTGTTTATTAAGGATGGTAAGGTAAAACAAATTCCCTTTCCCGTAACTGGAGAACTTAAAAAGCATATGGGCACAGTCTGGGCTAACGGCCATTACTGGAGTGCTCCCCGAGGTGAAAGTTATGACTACAAACAAATTTTAAAGTTTAATCCCAATACGGAAGAACTAAGTTTTATTACAGTTGACTTGCCTCAAGCAAGACGTAAGTATAGTGACTTTATTGTTGCTGGAAACAAATTGTTTGCTTTACCGTTAGGCAGAGACATTGAACTACATCAAATGCTAGTAGTAGATACTACAACCGATAGTGTAGAATTAGTAGACCTTAATGTTCCTAGCTTTGTAAAAAAATACAATGCCGGTGTGTTACTTGACAATGTAATTGTTGCACTACCCTACGGACATAAAGATAACGGTGATGCTAACCACGGACTGGTGTTTAATACTGATACTTATGAACATTCAACATTTGACATAGGATTAACATTTGGCGGCAAATACAGATTCCGTTCGGGTATTGAATATAACGGTGTTGCAGTATTTTTACCTACAGGTACGCCTAATGCTGATATCATAGTTGTAGATAAAACTGGTAATATTTTATTTAGGAAAAGTTTACCCGAGTACGTGTTAGGAAGACCGATTACACATAATAACCTCGTTTACACAGTTGCATACGATGTCCTAACTAAAAAACATTCAATACTAACTATTGATAGCAGTTACAGATTTAACTTTGACGAAATTTTTTAATTTGTTTATAATTTCAATCTGAGTTAAATTTTCTAAATTACTCAATTTTAAATTTAATTGTGCAACTGGTATAAATCCTAATGCTAAATTCTTTATACCTAATTGTTTAAAAAATTTATCATTAGCAGTAGCCCATTGTTTAACACGTTGATCAAATATTTCAAATTCGTTCCTTGGCCTATCTGTAAAGAATTTAAGTTTAAAATCTGCGCTGTAATACTCTAAAGGTTTAATATTGTGATCTCCTACAATATCATCATTGTCAATAAACAATTCAAGTAGATGTTTACCTACTTCGCAGTAGTTGATATAAATTGTTCCAAACTGCCAATCATAGGTAAAATGGTCATAATCGCTAGTAGTTAGTTTAATCCTAGGACATTTAAACGTACAAGTAATAGTTGGGGATAAGTGCTTACTGTTTAATAATTTTTCATAGTTATGAATATAAACATTAAAATTTAATATAGCCTCTTGAACACGTTCCGGAGCAGATGTATACCAAGCTGACGGAGTTAATGTACCACCTCTAAGAGTTTCAAAAAACTTATGTAAGTAATTTAAATCAGTAGATGTATTAACTATAGGAATAGTATTGGGCTGATACTCATTAACGATAGATACACAATTATTAATTTCTTGCAGATATCTATTAGCATCCCACTGCGAGTCAGGCCAGCCTGTAAATCGCCAATCTTCAAAAAGTGGATAATTATTTTCTATTTCTAGAAACCATCTATTAGCAATACTTGTATTAGTTAGATCAAATATTAAATCGTAATTGCTATCTGCATTGCCTATAGTAACCTTAACTTTATTCATTTTCTTTTCTAAGGTATATGTCGCTTAAACAACTGCATAGATCTTTACCACAAGTAAGTGTGGTAGTAGGTAGTGTAAAATCTTTTATAGTACCTAATGGTCGTTGACCGCAATCGGCACTAAACACATTTCCGGTATAGTCAATATTAAGCATATCTAATCCTGCCCAACAAGTCCATCCTTTATGTTTATTCAAGCCTTGGAGAACTAGTTCGTTTGCAGTAATTAATTTTCCATCCAACATTAACTTGCCTCGGTGCATTTTTGTATCATCAAGATTTCTAAAATAAGGCCAATTTTTAATTAACTCTTGCTGTGCTATAGTATACTCTGATACCTTATTAGTCATATTGATCTTATCTAAAACCATTTTTGGCCAAATAGCAACTTTACTATTTTCATAGATATACTTAGATAGCTCTACTAACTGATCAAATTTATCAGGCATCATCATCATATTAACGGCTACAGGCACTTCAACAGCATTAGAAATCTTAATAAAATGATCTGGGTCAGTATATTCAGGATGATAACTTAATAGTATACCTGTTGAAAATTTTCCAATTGAAGAAAAGTAAGTCTCATCTCGACTGCCGTTTGATAGGAATGTAAAACTGTTACCATAAGAGTGTGCAAGTTTAGCTAGGTCTGGAAAGTATTTCCAATACGTAGGTTCGCCGCCGCTGATTCTAAAGCAAATATCTTTATGCGGTAACTGTTCGTTTATAGTCTTAACAAACTGTTCAACATCATTCCAGTCTGGCCAGCCAGTACTTCCGTCATTAAACATACTAGGACAGTAACTACAACGATAGTTACACTTGTTTCCTAAATTCCAAGTTATAAGGAACCAGTTGTTTTTATCAAGATTATGATAAGTTAATTTCATTCTGCAATTAGATTGTTTACAATTAATCTACGTGTACGTTCAGTTAGTTTAACAGTTAAAATTAATGCGTGTAGCCCATTACTAAAACTAAACACACTATGATCTAACTGAGTATTAGAAAAATATAACCATCCTGCTTCTGGATAGATTGGTTTACCATCTATCATCTGTACATAATTTTCCGGACTACATCTTCCAAATACAGCTAGCAATCTAAAATATTCTGGACTTACTTCATGGAAATCTCGATGTGGTGGAAAGAATCCCCCTTGATCAATCCTTAAAAAATGTACACGACCAATGTCAGGTGCAAACACATCGACTAGTGATTTAATTTCAGGAATGGAATTGTATACTTCTGTAGGTGTATTAAAGTTTTCTTCTTTCATTTCAATGTTGTGATATTTTTGCATATATCCGAAACTATTAAGATGATAATTATCCATAACATCACCAGTGTGACTAGTAACAGGTAATCCCCAACGATTATTATGTTGATCTTTTTTTTGATTATATGGACACCAATTATCTTTAAATTCTAATAATTGTTGTTCAACATCAATTGGACTAAAATGCCATTTAGTTTTAACAAAGTTTCCTAAATTTACTAGACTATTCCATAGTGCCGCACGTTCTAATTCTTCATTAGTCATTTGCAATACCTTTTAATTCGGGAAATATTTCCTGCCATTTTGTTCCTCGTATACTGTCCATATTATCTGCGTATTCAACAAACGCTGGTATTAGATGTGTATGATCTTCTGCTAATACAAATTTAAGTATAGCTTCCCATCGTCTCCAGCCGTTTGGATTATCCTTCCAAAACATATCGTCTTGTGTATAATTATCCCATAGCCATTGTTTAAAATTTAAAAATTGTTCAACTAATTCTTCTTTATCTTTTTTTGGCAATATGCGAGCACTTAGGTATGTAGGAAGATAAAGGAAATGCATATTGATTATACCGCCGCCTGCTTCATATTTTTCAATTTTAAATTTATTAATCTTCTTAAAATTCTTTTGAATTTTCCACTTGGCAAATTCTATTATATGTTTAATATTAAAAATTTGGATAGCACACGCAATTCCTACTTTAATGTTGTCTGGTGTGTTATCTAATTTTTCTAAAGCATCAAGCGTTTCGGCCCAACTAACTGGATATCTAATATAAGTATTGCGCTCATCAAGAGCATCAATACTAAATGCAAATCGTACTTCTTTAAAATTACTCCATAGATCAATCATTTTATCATCTACTAGTACACCATTAGAATTGTATCGTACTGTTATATTTTTACTAAAACCTCTACGAACAATTTCTTCAAGAAATCGTCTATGCTCTTTGATCATTAACGGCTCGCCACCTGCAAAATATAACTGTTGTATATTAGGAATCTGATCAAATATTTCTTCCCATAATTCAGGACGTTCATACCATGTGTTGTTAAACTTATCTTTATCCCAATCAATCTGTTGTAGAATAATCGGAGCTCGTGTCTTTTTAACTAGCTGATCGTGATCTTGTGTCCATCGACTGCTATCGTGAGGTGTACACATAATACATTTTAAATTGCAAGTATGACCCAATCTTAAATCCAAATATCGGATTACAGGAGGTACTGTTCCGTCATCTTGTGTAGCTTCTATTATTTCTTTTAGATCAAGCCCTTCTTGATCCCAGTAGTAAGTTTCCCATACACGTTTACTCATCATGCCGTTAGACTCTTCTTCAAAGCATTTAGCACAACTTAGTGGAATCTTTTCTTCTAACATTGTTACACGAACATCTTTCATGTATTCGTTATTAAATGCACTCATTAAGGTGTCAGTTCCAAAGTTAGCAGGATGACCATTTTCTTTTTTAACAAGTCCTGCATCCATAATACCTTTAGTAGCTTGGCTAGCATTACTACCACAGCAAAGCCGAGCATCACCATTAGGACGTGTGGCTACATGAATCCAGGGAAGAGCGCAAAAGGTTGAAGTATTAGAAATATCTTCAATACGGTCCTGCCAGGCTTTAAGAGTCTGATTGTTATGTGATTTCCAAAATATTTTGTTAGTTGAATTGTTCATTAAATTTATCCACAGTACCGCATTGTCTACTACACGCACGTAATGGACTTTTAGTCCATGTATTTTCAATTTTTGTAAAGAAATCACTTTCAAAAATTGCTATTAAATCTGTTATGTGCAAATTAGGATTTGAAAATCCGTTATTAACAAAGTCAGTATAACTAGGTGAACTGTCGGGCATTGCATTAAAGTCTAGCCAACAGCATGGTGCAATCTTACCTTCTGCACTAATGTATAAACTACCGGGTAATTTTACCTTACAGTTTATTATAGGTTTTTGATTTTCTAATTTTTCAGTAATCTTTTTACTTTTAATTGACGGGATTAGTATATGACTAACTGTTCCATCTTTATTTAATACTTTAAGATCGTCCGATTGGAATCTGCTGGTGTTTTTTGATACAAACTTTTTAAAACCCATTTGTTCACTAGTACTGCGACAAGCATTTATCTCGTGTTCATTATGTTGAAACACTAGCATGTGCCACTCAGCTTCGCCGCCTGCTTGAATAAATGCATCAGCATTACGCAAGATTTGATGATAGTCTGTTCCTATACGGTATAGATGATGCGTAGTGCTAAGTCCGTCAATACCAAATATAACTTTAACACCAATTGTGGCTAGATCCCTCCACCATCGTTGATTTCTAGCACTACCATTTGTATTCATGCTCAAATCAATTGCAGGATTTGTTTCTTTCAAATATTTAAATATCTCTAAAGTATCACCGGCTACTATTGGATCTCCTGTATTACCACACATATACAGTCTATCTAATTGTTTTATAAATGTAGTTGGAAACCATTCTTTAAAATTAGACAATGTAATTTCAGATAACTTTAGATTAGGACTATCAATACCACCTTGTATATTTCTTACGCACATAGGACAACTAGCCTGGCATCGACTAGTGATTTCAAGATGTACTGTTTTAATATCTTCTAACTTATACATTTGTTTTATGTTTGTTGATACGAATTTCTGTCTTGCAACCGCAAGTAATCATTGAGCACTTAATTGGTTTAACAACGTCGGGTGTAAATTCTATATTAAAATCTTTATCATTGATGTTGAAAAAAGTATTACCATAGATACCTCGCTCTCCGCAAGTACCTTGAATTGAACCATTTGTTTGTATATTAACTCTATCAATTCCTAAGTTACAAGTCCATCCGTAAAAATTGTTTAATTTATTGCTAATCATATTAAACGAAGAATATGGTTCAATAGTTCCGTTATCCCATTTAATAAGTGCTTTTGTTTTATCTTGTTGTATGTTGTTAAGTAACCGCATTTTTAAAATAAACTCATCAGGAGGTATTTTTTTTATTTTATCTTTAAGATATACTAGCTGATCATCTGTGTATTCTTTAATAGTCCCTAATTTGTCACCTTGTGTCTCTACTAACGTAGTTACTTTGACCAACCAAGGAATTGGATGTATTACTAGCTCATCTACTAGTACTTTAGATTTATCCCAGTTTAACGGATCCATTAATACTGATGCTGATACCATAACTGTTCCTTTAGAATATACTAAATTTAATACATTTTTAATATGTTCTAAGTTACAAAATTCATGATGGACACTAATTGCAATATCATTAAAATACTCTGCATACTCTTCCCACCATCTAATAGTCCTTGACCCGTTAGTATCTAATGAAATTCTACAGCCATGCTCTTCATGTAGGTACTTTACAAATTCTCCAAGTTTTGGCCATAAGGTAGGCTCTCCACCTGTTAGTTCAATACTAATACTTTTTTTGTTAAAATGAGTTCTATATAGAGTAATCAAATGATTAAAGTTTTGTTTTACTATTTCATAGTCCGGCCATCGAGAAGTGCCAACATGATTTGCAGGCCAACAGTAATTGCAACTATAATTGCACACATTTGTAAATTCATATCGGATGCTAAGATATTCGTCAAAATCTGAATTTATTATTGCAATAGGTTTCATAGGGTTGTTTGCCCAGAATAGAGTAGAGCTAAATCTATAAAGTTTTCTGTATTTTTTAAAGGTGACACATATTGCATTATACTTGGATACGTTCTTTCTATCAGTTGCTTTGATATTGATGCATCTAACATCTGAGTCTTTAACGTATTAAAACTTAAATTAAGTGTTAGTTCGTTAATTGTTAAATCATCTAATGGAGCAAATGTTAGGGTATTTCCAAGATGCCAATGTTGGAAATCAAAATTATTCCGACTATAAATTGATTGCTTTAATTCATATTCAGTATTGTATGCAGATGTTAACTCTCTATATCCATGTATATGTTTGTCTTTTAAAAAATGTTTACTATGGTAATAATTATTAGATCGACATTCATCAACTAGATCTTCACCGTAGAATTTCATTATGTTAAATGCATCATATGGATTTCTTATCATCATCTCATCGCCATTGGCTCCGGATAATAACACAGACGATGTTGTCCAGTGATGTATTGATTTGTAAGCCCAGAAATTTTTTAATTTTTTACGATTCCAACACAAAAAATAATCTAGATCAATATGTTCTGACCTTACTAGCTCGTAGGGTAATTTATGTTTTAAAACATATGCACTAATTAGAGCAGTATCAACCCCGCCAGTTAAAAATATTTTAAATGGTTTGTTTGAATTAAAATTTAAAATATTATTAGTAATTGTTTGATCAATTTGATCAATAATTTCAGAATCAGATAATTCTAATTCTTTAAATTGAGGAGTAGGAGCATCAATTTTTATAATAGTATCATCTACAATTATTACTTTGCCTACAAAAATTGTAGTTTGAAAAAATAAATTAGAAATTATAAAATTAGTTTCATCTATAAAAATAGGAAAACTTTGTCTTCCATTTGGCATAATAGTAACAATACTATCAAATAAAATTTCACATCCTTTCCCATTATACCCTTTAGTGATAGATGTCTTATTAACCGTCCAGCCATCATCAAAATCTATGAACAAATTTCCACTTCTAATATGATTAGGAAAACTATTATTTTGAATTTTACTAATTGAAAAAAACATTAGATTTTTCCTATAATCATATATCTATTATACAGTGGTAATTCTAACTCTCCTGCCCACAATACATTAATATGACTTTGTTCTTTAAAAGTTTCTAGACTATCGGCAGTGCGTACATGTTCTGGAATTTGATAATTGTTACTTTGTAATACAAGAATCTGATCTGTATTTCGTTTACTCAACCAAGTTTCATACTGCTCTTGGGTTATGTGTTCACAGCTGGTATTGATTACGACATCGACAAAAGATATCAGATTGCACATGTCGCCAGTACTAGCTGTAAATCTACCCGCTATTTCTTCACCTTTGTTCATCATAGTAGCGATAGGTTCACACGTAGGATCAATGTCGAGACTGTAAATGCGTTTAATTGGAATGTTACTTTGAAATAGCATACTAGCCAATACACCTACCCAGCCTCCATGTATTTCGATACTAACCGGATCATCCTTAACTGAGAATTGCATACTCAATGCTTCGATAAGCCATTCTTTACTTTTTAGCTGACCCGACCAAAAGGCATCCATAGTCCGCAAGGGATCTGGGCTTTGTCGGATGGCCTGCATCCAATAATGTAAGTGTTCGGTATCTATTTGCATTTTGGTATTTTACTATCAGCTGAACTAACACACGTAGGTGTTACACATAACTTAGGAGTGGAAAATAAATTAAATTTTTCTAAATCTCCAAGTGGCGCTTCGTGGCAGCTATACGCCCTTTTAATTTCATTGCCTCTTATTATAACACTTTGATACCCACTATTACAATACCAATTGGTGAATTTATTAAATCCAAATGCGTTAAATCTTTCAGCTTGATCAAATAGGTATTCAGTATTAGTTGAATCATATAATGCTATTTGATAAATGTCTTCTCCGTCTGCTCGTTGCGGGAATCCATTTTGCATTATTTCAATCATTTCATTAGTATAACCATCTACTATCTTACTAGCAGTAGGATCACTTTGCGGCTTGAGTGTTACATTAATTCCTCTCTTATGCAATCTCTCGCAACGGTTTAGTGTTTCAAAAAACTGCTCGGGAACCATAACTTGATTAACTGTTAGCAAAACTCCTTCAGTTATCAATCGTAAACACTTATCGCCAAACTCTTGTTCTTTAGCAAACTCTGAGTGATAACTAGCCGTTATACTTCTACGTTGTAAAAGTGCAGTATGGTTACACCAAGTTTCCCACCATTTGATTCCTGGACTAAGATTTGTAGTCATATGTATACTTTGATACTGACTTTCTTTTTCATCTAAATGTTTGGTTAACTCTAGTAGGTGTTTGTAGGCAGTAGGCTCACCTCCGCTGAACGACCAATGGAACTGGTTAAACCCATTGGCTCGAGCTTGGCGTTTAATCTCGTCTACAGTAGATTTATATACTTCAAGCGATTGGTGATCCGGCATGTCGGATCTAGCATATGGCCAACAGTAACTACACTTGTAATTACAGAATCTACCCAATATCCAGCTAACATTAAACAATGGACGATCCAGCATTGTCCGTTGTCCAAACTTGACAATTTCACTCCACGGTATTGACTGGTTCAAGATAATGCCTCATTATGTTGTTATAATCATAATATTTTTTTGCTTTAGGAGCACATAATCCACATCGACATCTGTGTTTCCCACATACTATTGCTGGAGGTTGTTTTTGTTTAATGTTATCAATAATCAATTGAGCATCTGACAAATACCCTATAGGAGCAATTTTCCCATCAAAGTTCATCATACAGTCTTTATTAACAAATACCTCTTTAGTAACTTGTTTAACAAATACGAAAAAATAATGTACGCTACAATGCCACCCTTTAAAATTATTATTAGGTATATAAGGCTGACTAGAACTATAATCAGCATTTACATGCATCTCGTTACCTCCGCAACAACTACGACCGTTGCTATCTAAATTTATAATTGATATAATTTTTTTATGTAACGGTATCTTTGTAGTAATGCCATACAACTCGTCAAACCATTTTATTTGATCTTTTTTATAATAATCGAAATCAAAATCATGTTCAAGTTGTCTTGGCAAATGGGGTATATTATTATCCTTACACCATTCAATCATGCTGATACTATTGTTCCAATGTTTAGGATGCATCATTATTGCACATTTAAAATGCTTGCCTTTTTGCTTTAAATCTAACAAATTTTGTTTAAATAAATCTTGTTGTTCTATAGTAGTTTCTGAATGATAACTTACTGTCCAATAATCAATCTTATCTACAATTCTATCCCAAATTTTTTCTTTAACTATTGCGTTTGTAATAGTTTGGATACTTAAAGACCATTTATCTTTGTATTGTTCGTGCTGTATTTTGATGTAATCCAAAATTTCTACAATATTTGGATGAAATAAACTTTCGCCACCAAACACATTTAACCCTGCTCTACGTTGTGAAGGTAACTTGTATGCCATATAAGCATCAACATATTCTAGTAAAAAATCAACCGTTTTTAAACATTCCTCCAAAGTTGGATGAGGGATAGCATTGTTATGATAATTTTTACTGCAATACGAGCAGTCCAAATTACACTTCAAAGTAGTTTCCCATGTTATTTGGAAAACGGGCGCATCATCTAGTGTAGGTTCAATAACAGAGTAATTCATATGGTATATTTACGCTTATAAATTAAGTTAGCCAAAAAAACTTGACGTTGGAGTCAAATGAATATATAATACAAATGTGGACGTGAGCGGAATTTGGTATACCTCCTCCTAGTAGCGCAAGCGAACGGAGGGCAAGGGTCTAGCTCTTAGAGCGACTTTGCAGGTTCGAATCCTGCCGTCTACACCAACTTAACACACAGGCACAGAAAGGCTTTGAAATGAAAACAGCAATTTTAATTTTGGCAACATTGATTTCGTTAACTGCACATGCAGAAATGGAAAAATCAGCAACAGATTTTTATTCAATTAAATCATTAAGAAATACAAAGAGTGTTGTGGATATTATCCGAACTGATAACGTTCCAGCTACCTGTGAAGCAGAAAGTAAACGTCGAGGTTATGGCGGATTTCGCGGAGCATCCATGGAAGCCTGTAGTTTTTCAGACGAGAATAAATGCACCATTGTTACAGGTTATGTAACCAATAATGACATTCTTGGTCATGAATTGCACCATTGTTTTGCAGGACACTTTCACTAATGGCTAATTTGTCAAAAAGTCCAGAACGACATACTTTTCAAAAAAATGCTTACATCAAAAGGTGTAAGGAAGAAGGGAAAGATCCCGATCCTTCTATCGTCGAAATGTATAATAGCTTTACCAACAAACCCGAATACGAAAATCGGCCAGAATATGATTTAGAATACGAGTTGCGCACTACTGATTGGATTTTGGAAAAGGTTCGTACTAGTGATTCCTATGCCCAAAATTTGTATGCGGCAATGTGTAATATGCGCTGGCAACATAAAGATGCGGGGCCTAGATCTAAATGGTCTTGCTCGTGGAGGCATAGTGGAGGCATAATTGCAGACATGCAGAAAAAAGGTGACTATATCGATTGGTACTGTAGCGGAATTGGCAACAGTGATGATGGCTATGGTCTGGATTACCGTCCAGCCAGTGGCTATGTTCCAGAAGGTAATGTAACTGAGGAAATTGAAAAAGATTTAGAGAGAATGGGGTGGACTCCAGTTCCTTGGGATGACGACGAAAATTAAGAATAAATATTTCATGGATAAATTAATATTTGATGTAGAGGAAATCTTTGAGGATATCCCTGGAGATCCGGATAATGTTATTATGAAAATTCCCCCTGCTGTTCTTGAAATGACAGGATGGAATGAAGGTGATACTTTGGATGTAACCGTAGAGGATGGTGCAATCAGCATTAAAAAGGTATAATGGCAAAAGACGATATTATTGAATTAGTAGGTTCTGTTGAAGAAGTATTGCCAGGCAATATGTTTAGAGTTAAAGTAGAAAACATGCCGACTCCGTTGCTATGCTATATGGGTGGTAAGTTAAAACAAAATAAGATTCGCATTATCCTAGGTGATAATGTACGATTAGAAGTTAGTCCATATGATCTTACAAAAGGTCGTGTAACTTATAGGTTGTAACTATGAATATCATTCTTGAACGTGTTTACAAAGTTTGTAAGGAAGTTCGAGAATCTAGTCCTGAACCTACAACATTTAAAAAATTAGTAGCCAAGACTAGAAAAATATTTAAAGTACATGACTTTGATATTGATATTAAAACCCGAAAAGATCGAGATTTAGATCCCGACATGTGGTATGTTATGGCATACTATGACAGCGAAGGTGATTTTAATTTAGAAACTGCTATCGAAATCGTTGTTTACCATAATTTAAATGGCACTGAAGAGTTTAAAGAACGCCAAATAACTGCATTTTTAACTGAAATATTTGATGCTACTGTACACGAATTCAGACATCAATATCAAAGTATGCGTAGAGATCACAACCAATTTGGCGTACATTACGATAGTCTACATGAAGAATATCTTGCAGATCGAGATGAACTAGATGCTTATGCGTTTAGTATTAGTCTTGAATTGTTGCGGATTATGGATGCCCAAAGAGCCAAAAGAAATCTAAGTAGAATTAGTGTAATGAGCAGAATGCGTACGGGTCCAAATTACTCTAGTCCAACCTTACATGCATATATGAAAAATTTTGGGCTAAATCATCTTACCAGAAAGTTAGCCAAAAAAATATACTATCATTTAGAAACGGTTGACAAGCGTTGGATTTTCATGTAAAATACAAAGTATATTAATTCATGTAGCGAGCGAGCAATGTCCAAAAAAGAGTTCCCCATACAGCAAGTTTTAGAACTAGCCTGTGCGGCCCAACGCATTAACGGGGCTTACATTAAAGAAAGCGATCAAGTCTATTCCGACGATGGTGTATTCATGTACATCAAACATACTAATAAGATGCTTATGCTCTGCACACTTGAGCCGGCGATTTGGACAGCTGACCCAAAAGACGCTCCGATGCCCTTGAAGGTATTTCCCGAAGATGTTGCGTTTGCAGATGAAATTAAAAATTATTACAAACGACTCTTGTTTGCGGCCATTGAAGGTGAAAATGATTTTCAAACTACTATTAACAATATTCTTACTAGTGACATGGTTAAACAAAATCAATTTGGATATGTTGCCTGTTTGCCGCATGTCTATGTTAAAGACAAGATACAGAACAAAGTTAAGAAGGCAGCACGGCAAGTTGATGAAGGATATCTGGCAGAAATTGGTAGCACAGTCAAAGACTTAGATGCAGAAATCATAGCATCAATTAAGTCAAAAAACTTTGAAGGTTACAATATTGATGCTATAATTGACAATAAGATGGTATCATGGTTGAACAAAACTGCATTGGTATTAGGCCCATGTGTTGTTGTAAAAGCCAAAGTTAAAGATCACAACAAACACTGGAAACATCAAAATGATGTGACTAGACTTAATTTTGTAAAGGCGGCACAATGATTAAACTAAACACACACGAATTGGAAAAGATTAAAAAAATCTGCGAAGAAGTTGGCACAGAATACTTTACCTTAGAACAGAATAATAAGTCTGGCATCGGTAGCATTCTTACAATGACCTACGACACCTTTGTAGCAGATTATCCTGCTAAAATGACTATTGAAGTATCTGGTGTGGAGACTTGGTAATGAGTAAAGCTAAACATAAATCGTATCAATGGATTGATGCAGAAACTGCGGATCGTATTACCAGTCTTAACCTAAAAGACTATCGTGCGTATCTTAAAAAAGAATTGAAACAATGGAAAAAGAATCCAAAGACAGATAGTAATCCAGATGGATACTGGTTGCACCCTGAAGATGTAGCAGGCAATATCCGTAGCATTGAAGCATTGGATTTGATTATTAGTCACTTTCCACAAACAGAAGATGAAATAAAATGAAACAAGAACTAGACGAATACCTATGTAAAACTTATCCAAAGATGATGGTCAACCGCAACAAGAACATGCAGGAAACTTGTATGTGCTGGGGTTTTGAATGTGGAGATGGATGGTTCCAGATTCTAAATCAACTCATGGGCAATATTCAACATCACATTGATTGGAAAGAGAAACAGCGTAATTGGGCAATTACTTTTAATAGTACAGCCTCGCCAGAAGACATGCGACCGGTACCGGATGCTATCCCACAAGTAACATTGGATCAAGTTAAAGAAAAGTTTGGTACACTACGTTTCTATTACACAGGTGGAGACGACCATATCAGGGGAATGGTTACTATGGCAGAATCAATGTCGGGCGTAACTTGTGAAACTTGTGGCAATCCTGGCACAAGTACTAGCGGTGGATGGATTAAAACAGTATGTAAGGAACATGGTGGTGTTGATTATGACACACCAGAAGATGAGTATCTAGCAAAGGAAACAGAATGATTACTATTAAAGAATGGATGGAATTGGTTGACTACAAAATCACTGAAGGCAGTGATTATGGTTGGCAATGCTACGGCCCTAACAGTTACACATTGAGTAGCTGGAACGGTGTCCATGGTAAGGGCGGTTATAGTATGGACATTACTTTTAGTAACAAAAGTCAAAAAGTCTATGAAGTTAGTGTATGTGATTATACTAACGACCGTGCGTACCGAATGATTAATCCAAAGTTTCAAAAGAAACATGAAAAAGAGGCACTGTCTCGTAATGTTAATTTAAACGAAGCATGGGATGATGTTGACTATGTTGAGTTGGATGTACTAGATGATTTCATCCAAAAAGCACTGGCTATTAAAGCAGGTGAACCTTATGACACACGGGTGCAGATTGAGGTTGACTTTTCGGATGAAGAACTGTTACAATACATGAAACTAGCACACGACCGTGATATGACCTTTAACGAGTTAGTTGAAGAAGCATTGCGCTATGCTATTGATGAATACGAAGCCGGTCGTCTTACCAAAGAAGGCGCCCAAAAATGGGTAATTGAAAATTCTAAAGCCTGGCCATTTGATAAGGGCGAGGAAGAATACAGCGAGATATAAAATGAAAATCAAGTTAGTCAGCGATCTCCATTTAGAGTTTGCCGATATTAACATTCAGAATGATCAGGACTATGATGTACTGATTCTTGGTGGTGACATTTGTGTTGCACAAGATCTGCACGACCATCCAGAAATGGACTATGGCATGTACAGTAATATTAATCTTGCTGATCTAGGTCGTAGGCAAACTACAGCTTTACGTTTTAGAGATTTCTTCAAGCGTTGCAGTTTTCAGTTTCCGCACGTTGTCTATGTTATGGGCAATCACGAATTTTATCACGGTAAGTTTTACGGTGCTATTGATTACATGCGTGACGAGTGCGCTAAGTTTCCAAATGTTTATCTATTAGAGCAGGATACTAAGATCATCGACGATGTTGTGTTTGTGGGTGGTACGCTTTGGACTGATATGAACAGACGTGATCCACTTACAATGCATGCCATTGAAGGTATGATGAACGACTTCCGTATTGTACGCAATGATCAAAGAAATTTTGCTCGTATGAGTGCATTAGATGTTGCCGTTCGTCATGATAGGACTCTTGCCTACATCAAACTGATTGTTAAAGAACATAAGGACAAGAAGTGTGTAGTAGTTGGTCATCATGCTCCTAGCTATCAAAGCATTCATGAGCAGTACAAACACGACACATTGATGAATGGCGGGTATGCTAGTGATCTAAGTGAATTCATTTTGGATCATCCGCAAATTAAATTGTGGACACATGGTCATATGCATCAGCCATTTGACTATATGATTGGGGAAACTCGTATTGTCTGTAACCCGCGTGGTTATGAAGGTCATGAAGATAGTGGCTGGAATCAACAAATTGTACTAGAAGTATGAAAGAAGACATAGTTTTTTACATAAAGAAAGGAAGAAGGTATGTACCTCACAGTACATACTCTTCTGAATTTTGCGA